AACAGATATTTTAATAAAATAAAGGAGTTGTTATGAAAACAATAACTTATAAGAGTTCATTTTTTGGGATGTCTGTAGACAACCCATCCTTTTTATTGTGTGAGGATGATGAGGCTATTACCGTAGAGGGTGACACCCTAATAACACCATCAGTTACCTTTTTAAATATGCCAGAAGATGGGTATATGATTCATAAGGACGTTACAGCACCTGATGATTGGTCACCAATGCGCTATTTGTTTGACGGAGCATCGTGGGTGGTCAGCCCTGAGTGGAAAACAGACGAACAACACAGATCGTCAAACGAAGCTATGCTTGAAGCACCGGCAGCGGAAAACCCACAATAGGATATGAACACACACGAAGAAAACGAACCGTGTTATCTAGAAACCCGATTGACAAAACTGGAATGGCAACAACAAGAACACGCTGAAGAGATTCGTGAGGTTAAGAGAACGGCAAAAGAATTGTCTGCGGCACTCAAGGACATCTCAGCGTGTCTACAGCAAATTAAGTACACAGCTTTTGGTGCTGTGACAATGTTGTTGCTTTCTACGCTTGGGGTCTTGGATACCATGTCGCTAATTCTAAGTAAGTAAATAACACCGAGGGGGAATAATACCCCCCTTTTTTATGTCTGGTACTATGAATATTACCGTAGAGGAATATATTAACTATGGAGAAATCAGCAATAACCCTCATTACCATAATGAGTAGTGTTGTCAGCATCGTAACTATGAGTGTCGGGCTACTGCTCTTTGCTGATGGTAGATATGCTTCAGCAGATGAGTTAGAAGATTTAAGAATAGAGCAACACTCAGCATTTGTTGATATGCGAATGAGGTCTATTGAGGATGAACTCTTTGATCTTCAAAGCGTACCTGACGCACAACGCACACCGCTTGATAGAGCGAAAGTAGAGAGGTATCTCCGTGAACTACGAGAACTTCAAGATAGCGATTGAACACATTAAGACCCTCGTTTATTACACCGCTCTTTGTGCTTTTGGTAGTGCATTAGCGGTTGTAGTACTTCATGAGATTCTTGGGGTGTATTACACATAAGCGTATGTAATACGAAAGATGAAGTTTGGTATTGCATAAAATACCTTACATATACAACTTACATATACAAAATGTAAAGTATAACCAACAAAAAAAAAGGAGGAACAATGTTCCAATATATATTAGCAAGATTGAGCGAAGCTAGTACTGTCAGGGGTATCGTCATGTTCATAGGGGGGTTGGGGGTGACAATCGAACCCGATCTAATGAATCAGATTGTATCCGCAACCATTGCAGGTAGTGGCATCATCGGTATGATCTTCAAAGACTCTAAAGAATAGTATGGTAGCTTCCCCGGCAAAGAAATTATATGACAAAAAGTATAATGCCAGACCAGAGCAAAAGGCTAACAGAGCATCTAGAGGTCGTGATAGGTATGCTTTAGGTATCCCTGTGGGTGACCCAAGAGATGTTGACCATAAAGACGGTAACCCTAAAAATAATAGTAAAAGTAATTTGCGACTTGTCTCTAGAAAAAAGAATCGGGGTGAGTTGCGAATCAAACAAAAAAAGAGGAAATCATGAGCAAGGCATCAAAAGACATCATGGAAGAACTCCACGGTGCTGTAGCGAAAGACCTGTTGGGTAAGATAGCAACAGGAGAAGCAAAAGCTAATGACCTTGGAGTTGCTGTAAGGTTCTTAAAAGATAACGGTGTAGAAGCCATAGCTGTGGATGGATCACCACTGGCTAATTTACTTGAAAGTCTACCTTTTGACTCCAAAGATCAAATCAAAGACAGAAGCAAACATTAACGATCATCCGTTAAAAGACTTTAGAAACTTCTTATTCATGGTCTGGAAACACCTTAATCTTCCTGACCCTACGCCAATCCAATATGACATAGCCGATTACATCCAAAGCGGTGTAAGACGTTCTATCATTATGGCTTTTCGTGGGGTTGGGAAGAGTTATGTTACCAGTGCTTATGTAGTACACCAATTGTTACTTGATCCACAATTAAAAGTGTTGGTTGTTTCTGCGAGTAAACAAAGATCAGATGACTTCAGTACGTTTACACAACGTCTAATTATGGAGATGCCTGTTCTTAGTCATCTAATAGCACGAGAGGGTCAACGACAAAGTAAAATAGCTTTTGATGTTGCACCTGCTCAAGCATCTCACAGCCCGTCAGTTAAGTCTGTGGGAATTACAGGGCAGCTTGCAGGTAGTCGTGCTGATCTAATTATTGCCGATGATATAGAAATCCCAAACAATAGTGCCACTCAACAAATGAGGGAAAAGCTTAGTGAAGCTGTAAAAGAGTTTGATGCTATCCTTAAACCAGATGGACGTATAATGTTCCTTGGCACACCTCAAACAGAAATGACCCTTTATGCCCTACTCCAAGAGCGTGGGTACGACTGTAGAGTGTGGACAGGACGTTATCCATCTGAAGATAAAATAGATAAATATAGTGGTACTCTTGCCCCCTTTATAGAAGATAAACTGTTACGAAAACCTGCCCTTTGTGGTTCTCCCACAGACCCCCTTAGATTCGATGACGAGGATTTACTTGAGAGGGAATTGTCATACGGAAGAAGTGGTTTTGCCCTCCAATATATGTTGGATACCTCTCTTTCTGATTCTGAACGTTATCCGCTAAAACTCTCTGACATCGTCTGTATGGCATTAAATAGTAAAACAGCACCAGAGGGTGTAGTTTGGAGTAAAAGTCCAACCAACAGGCTCTCAGAGCTTCCTATGGTGGGTTTAGCAGGAGATGGTTGGTACAGTCCTATGGATATCCAAGGTTCTTGGATTCCTTATCAAGGTTCAGTACTTGCTATTGATCCCAGTGGACGAGGTCAAGATGAACTTGGGTACGCTGTGGTTAAGATGTTAAACGGATATTTATTTGTTGTTGAGTGTGGTGGCCTTATCGGGGGTTATGATGAAAAGACTCTACAACAGTTAGCTGACATAGCTAAACGACAGAGTGTTAACTTCGTTATAACAGAAAGTAACTTTGGCGATGGGATGTTTACAGAGCTTCTTAAACCTTTTCTTACCCGGACTTATCCAGTGACTATAGAGGAAGTAAGGCATAGTAAACAAAAGGAGTTAAGAATAATAGATACCCTTGAGCCTATTATGAATCAACATAAGCTTATAGTGTGTCAAAGTGTTGTAGAGAACGATTGGAAAACAATACAACAATATCCAACTGAAAAAGCACAAAAGTATTCACTGTTTTATCAGATGACACGGGTGACAAAGGAAAGAGGTGCTATAGCTCATGACGATAGATTAGATGCGTTAGCTATGGCAGTGGCCTATTGGGTTGATCAAGTAGCTGCTGATGCCGAAATGGCTATAGCTGAACGAAGAAGTGAAATGATGGATTTAGAGTTAGGTAAGTTTTTAGAGGGAACAGAGAACCATAAGATGGGTGTAAGTGCCTACGATGGAGCAAGGAAAACCTCTCTTACTTGGATGTAACAAACAAAAGATCAATCAAATACTGGAAAGTGGTGGTGTCCACTATGTATAAAAAATGATGGTGACCACTTACGGTAGAAACCCCCCCCCGGTTATATATAAGAGATAAGAGAGTACTATAAGATACTAAGGATAACCTATAGATAACCTATAGAATCCCATAGGAATCCCATAGGAATACCATAGGAATACCATATAATATAGATATGGTATACCTATGGAGTACCTATGGAGTACCTATGGAAGACTATAGTAGGTCTGGTATACAACCAATAAAGATAATTAATAAAGATAATTAATTAACAAACAACTTACTACTATCTTTAAGTTATACTAAAGTAGTACCAACTTTCCTTTTACAGATATGCAGATATATAAATTACATGAAAGATAAATATGATTTTATGAATGGTTGTACTCCAGAGAACAGAAGAAATATCCCTAGTGGTTTAGAGATAGCTACCTATGTTTATTTGTTTGTGTTTGGTGTCCTTACTGGGAGTGTACTGTTGTGTTAAGGGATTCTATAGCAGACCTTTACGATGACCAAATAGTGTTTATGGATGGTTATGATGATTGTATTGCAGGTGTTTGTGAGAGGTTAGGTATGCTGCCTATTGTTGCCTACGATAGAGATAAGGTCATTAAGAAGCTTGTAGTTGTACATGGGATGACCTACGAGGACGCTGAAGAATGGTATGGGTTCAACCAATTGGGTAGTTGGGTTGGTGACAGGACTCCTTGCTTTCTTACAAACCCAACTCCTTGACTTTTCTTACAAACCCAACTGCTTGATTTCTTACACCCGGTTAGTAGTCCTTTAGGTTCGTTGTACCCTTTTCGCGCCATTGGTTTACGCCATTTTGTGTTAGTGGTCGTAAGTTTTTCTAGAGAAAATATGGAATGGTATCTAGAATAGAACGTTCCCGAAATCCCCCCATTGATGTTGTTTAAACGCAACAATTTAAAAAGTCTGATATTCGCCACAATTCCCGCCCTTTTATTATTTAACTGTTTGATTTATAAGGTTTTATTGTAGATTAATAAAGTAATTATTCTTTTATCTACTCTTTATTATATAGGCTCACTGAAGTTTTAAAGTTTGTTCTGTTTGTTCTCTATTTGTTCTCCTTTTTATTTTTCACTTTATCTATAAATTTTTTTTTAAATTACTATTGACTTCCAATTGAATAAGTCTAAAATAACTTATACATATTCAAATAATTAAGAGGGGCGTAGCTATGAAAACTTTAACCCGGGAAGAATATCTCATTGAATGCTCAAAAATATTATCAGCATTATTTATAAACAAAGGTTACGAAATACCCAACAACGTTAGATTCACCTGCGGCCTACCAAGTAGAGGGGCATTCGGTAAGAATAAGCGCACAATTGGTCAATGTTGGGATAGTTCGGTAAGCAGTGACAATACAATTGAGATAATGATATCGCCCACAATTGATAACACACTGGAAGTGGTAGGCGTTTTACTGCACGAAATGGTTCATGCCGTGGTAGGCAATGAAGCCGGCCACAAAAAACCGTTTAAAGATTGTGCCGTTTCCGTGGGCTTAACTGGCAAAATGACCGCAACCGTTAACACACCAGAGTTAGACGATTTTATAAATAACACTATTATTGAGAATATAGGTACCTATCCGCACTCTAAAATAGATTATACCCAGCAAAAAAAGCAAACTACTAGAATGATAAAAGCTAGTTGCCAATATTGCGGTTACGTTATCAGGACATCTCAAAAATGGGTAGAGATGGGTCTACCTAGTTGCTGTTGTGGTGGAGAATTCACCATAGACAGCGTTTAAACAGCTTCATACGATCTTAATATTAGCTAACAATAGGAATAATAAAATGATTCAAATAAAAGTTATTAAATTAAATGCTACTAATAGACTTGGTGCCAGAATTAAGGCCACGTTATTCATTGACGGGAACAAAACATTTATAACAAACACAATACCTTACCCTTACGAATTATCAGGTATTAGTGTTTTTGTATGGGGAGCTGAAGCAATGTTATTAGCTTATACAATGAAAGGTTGTGATTTAAAAAATGATAATTTAGAAACGGGATCCTTATGGGATTACCTAAGAAAACAAGGTATTTATTTATGTGATGATGAAAAAAGAACATTTATGATACCAACAAAAAAAGGTTATGACATTGTTACCGACATTACTTGCGATCTGGAAGACAAGGTCAACGAAAAGAAAACTTTTAAATTCACCAACAAAGAAAAAATAAAGTTATAAAAAAGTACTGCTGATTTTGTGGGTTGAAATATACCCACACATTTTTTTTATAAGTTTATTTTTTCTGATAGTCGCTTATTGTGAGCGACCATAACAACTGGAGGTATTTAAAATGATTGACGCTAAATTGCAAAAAGACATAGTCACACTAACTAGGGAACGCCAAAAACAAGATGCTATCGATGATATTAAAAAGGCCATTGATGTTATTTTTAATCAACTTAACCGAGATGAAAGGATAGTATTAGAAGCGTTTAAACAAGCTATACCATCGGAGCATAGAACCTTACAACAATTATTCTTTAAAACGTTTAACGATTTTGCTATTTGTTTTTATGATGACATGAAGTTATACAGTGATCCTAGAAATGAAGACAGTTTATCATTTTGTAAAAAGTTAAAAGCACTTGATCATTTCTTTAGATACATTTGAAAAAAACCTGGGAGACTTCTGATATGAACATACACGACTTATTTGATGAACAGCAAAAAGGTTTAGAAAAAATAGTTAATGAATCTAAACCACCTAATACACCCTTAAAGGATAGGTACGATTTATATTGTGATTTGACCGATGATAAACCAATTAAAACTTTTGATGAATGGTTACTGTCATGATTGACGATTTATTTTTATTTATTTGCTACGCCATTGGAATTAATGCGTTTTTTATATTAGTCTGCATATGGGAAAAATTTGATGAATACCGCAGAAAGTAATAATCGACCACTAAAAGTAAGTGTTCTTACTGGTAAGTTAAAAGGTTTTAAAGCGTTGAACACGAATACACTGTCTAACCCTTATTGCATTAAAGCGCACAAAAACAAGAACAGTATTTGTTCTGAATGTTACAGCATACGACTGTTAGAGGGATTAAGAAAAAACTGTATTCCGTCATGGGAAAATAATTCTATCATTCTATCAACACGTTCACTATCAGATATCGAGATTAAATACCTTAACCTGCAAAATGAACAATACTTTCGTTATGACGC